GCATTAAGCCTTGATGACCAAAAAGACCTCTTCACCCTCCTAATCAAACAAATCACTGTATGGAGCTTTGACCCCGAAAAAGAAAAAGCCCCAGCAAAAAATGCCAGGGCTTTTATTTCCAAAATCCGAACTAAATGGTATCGAGTCAAGCTCGACCTCTACCAATTCCCCGAAATTGACTCAGTATACAAGTCAATCTCGAAGAACCAGCCAAGTTCGGATATTAGAAAGAATTGGCTCCCCAAGACGGACTCAAGACTAACTACACAACCTCAAGTAATACAACTACTTGTGAAGATGTATATCCTCAGGGGTAAGCGAAAATCAATCAGTTTAGGTGTCCCTTTTCCCGCAAAGCCGAAGCCGCCAGAGCCGGTCTACAAGAATATAGTCATAGAAGCCCTAAGGGTGCAGGCATTCCTCGAAGAAGCCCCATCACAAACCCAAACAGACGCTGGTCAGCACTTCAACGTGACCAGAGCCAGAATATCACAGCTGACCAAGATAGTCAATAAATTACCGGACGACTTCATAGAAAAAATGAGAGAGTGCGAGGACCGGAGCATGCTCAAGACCTTCTCAGGGAAAAGACTTCTGAAGTTAGCCGCTATTGAAAACGAGAAAGAACGTCAAAACGAAATAGAAAACCTTCTATCAAACATAGCAGTTACTTCCTAGGTAGCTTTTTGGCCAGTTCCCTAATACTGCTATCCGGATGATTCAAGAGCTTCTTCCTATCATAAGTGATGAAATCAGGATGCGTTGAAATACGATACCGCTTTGATCCATCAGCCTCTATGAAGTCTTGGCCGTCTTTCTTAAGCAGGCTACCCCGCAAAGCTGTCCTAAGGTTACTGTAGACTTGAAACTTATCTACATCTCCAATAATGCCTTCTGACCCCAGTGCATGCCTATTAACCCAGCCGTCTTGTTTCTTCTTAAGTTCAACTGCAAAGCGTAAAAACAGCTTAAAAAGCGAATCACCAATCCGAATCGTATGGCCGTTGACTTCTATTTCATTGCTCCGCTTTAATGGTACTCTGGCTGGAATATGCACCTTATCGTAGCACTTATAGTCATGAGCCTTGTAATCCTTATCTTTCTTTTTATCCAGTTCTGTAATCTCTGCCTGAGATTCCTGAACTCCTGAGATCAGTTTTTCAATCGGTAATTTAAATGTCTTGGAATCCAGCGAAGAGGCGAGCGTAGCAGGAACGATCTTGCAGTTCTGCAAGTTAAAGTTCATCATTATTCCGTCAATCTTCGAAGCTGGAGTAAACACAACAAGAATATCATCGTCTTTGCAGAGCTTCTTTAATCCAACAAACTTCACAAATTTCCCATCACCTATCTTAGGTACAAAAATAAGCCCAACCCGGCAAGCATCATAAAGCTTATATCCTATATAGAAATACCCGCCCTTGATCCTTTCCAAAGGGCCTTCAATCTTATTGGCAGAACGAATGCGGACAAAAAACTTATCAAGCGAAAACATATAGCGGTTCAGATCTTCCTTTGCAACCGGAATCGGGTCAACATCCGGATCTTCTGAGGAGTATGCGTAATACCGGCCGTTCTTTTTCCTGATAAATCTTTCATTTCCGCTATCTCCTAATACTGATGAATAATACGGCTCTTTCTCGGGGTCATATTTGATAAGGCTGATGTATTTTTCCTTCTTAAAACTCTGGAAGGTAGGCTTACAAATGCGTGTTAACTCGCTCTCAGTAAAGGTAGCGGTGGGAAAAGATTCCAGTTGCTTTAAGATAAAGTTTAGCATCAAGCTAATAGTACTCCTTGCTCACGCAAATAAGCCTCGATAATTCCTTTTTCCTTCTTCTCAGGCAGTTTTGTATTTTCAGGCGGCTTTATTTCAACTGTTATGGATTTGGCTTTTTTGCCGCTTCGACGAATGCAAAACCTAAGCTTAGCGGAAACATATTCAGCATCTCCTAAAGACAATCCTAAATCTGAAAAAGCCTGGGTTACATTCCCACAACCAATTGCCACCCTGATAACCTGTGTTCCTCTGCACTTAACACGGACCTCGGTTAGGCGAATTGACTCAATATGCTCATTGCCCGAATAATTAAACGATCCATTTTTTATTGGATCGATAACAACCAAGGTGCTATTCAGTGTCTTGTCGTCAATTTTATCCAGCCCTAAAATAGCATTGCCGAATATTTCTATATATTTCTTCTTATCAGCGTCGCTGTAACCGCTTGTGTTTACGCTTAGAATGCATTTCCTTGCATCGAATACAAGCATATCTTCTTTAGCTGGCCTAAAAGACTTAATATCAACTTTACCTTCATCAAAAACAAGGTGTGTTTTCATGAAATCACCGTGAGCGATTAACACGATGTGTTTATCGCCGTCAGAGCGCCACCGGATATCGCAGTTTTCACTCTTGCCAGTTTCCTTAAAATGCGCCTCAATTGCGGATTTCAGCTGAGCGATCTTATCATCAGCAAAATCACAGTTGTTATGCTCAAATTTATGGTGGCTTAATTTTTCAGAAAAGACTACGAAAAGGTAGAAGTCATAAGCAAGGGAAAAAGCTTCTTCACTATGAAGGAATACCCGCATAGCGGTTGTCTCAGATAACTCGTTGTCTTGGACTTGGATATTATATTCACGCTTGGCTCTTTCCAGATAACTACGTGCCCGGTCAGCTATATCGTTAATGCACTGTAATTCTTCCTCAATATAAGACCGTTTGTTATCATTACCAATGCCATCTAAGAAATCATGGATATTATCCTTATCAAAGACAATATCATCAGGGACCGTAACCTTGCGCTTGGTAAAATACGCCTTAAGCAAGTCATTATCAACCGCCCTAATGAATTTCTCAAGTTTAAATGATCTGTGTTTTGCCATATCAAACCTTTAACTCTTTTTCAAACGGATTGACCACCTCGTCTAAAATACCAAATTTTCCCAGTTATCATTGCTATTCGTTAACGACTTGGCGTTTTTATTAAAATAAATCCATCGTCCTGTAAAATTGCGAGGATTAGTATTTGTGACAATTCCACCGAATAGCTTATGACCTTTTTTATTCTGTTCGTTGATATACGTATTAAGGCCATCGATTTTAGGGCCTGCCACTTGCCGGGTCAAACCTGATTTAGTATCAAAAAGACCTGTAGAGCCGTCTTTCATGTGGACTATAAAATCAACATAAAAGGGTTTTTTATCGCCATTCTCTTGATAAGGTACCGCAAAGAAAACCGCATCTCGATCGCCATTTTTAAACCACCAATGAATCTGATTCTGTTTCTCAAGGAAATTTACATACGCCATCTCGATTTTGGATGTTTCGTTACAGAAAAACGGTTGCATTATTGATTTTAGCTTATGATTAATCTGTGAATAAGCCGAGCTATAACTTATACTGTCCGGCACGTCCCAACTGTCGTCATAATCAAGCTCTTTTCCCCGCTTTGAAACATCCTCCAGATACTTTGTCTTAGCCTGATCAATGATGTTGACAAAATGCTGAATGTTCTCCTCGCTTAGTACCATATTAACGATCGCTTCTTGAACATCCTCGTATTTCATGTCCATCGTCTGGTCAAAAAAATAGTAAATGGCTTCTTTCAACCTTCCAATTGAGCGATCCTCTGGATAAAACGGCGTAAGATTTTTTCTGACGAAATAGTCGAAATACTTTTGCAGGTCAAAGCCTGTTATCTTAATATCTTTACTACCGGCTATTTTTTGCCCGACTAGAGCGTCAATACTCTCAGCCTTAAAATCTGAGATAAACTTCACGTTTAGCCCTTTGGATTTCTTTTTTATCCTCTTATCAAGACCGTAGGCTTCGGCTTCTCGAGAGAAAATCTTAATAAAAAGCGGCGAAAGCCTTGTTTTCTCACGATGTCGCTTCGAATGGCATGACAGCAGGTCCAAAGATGGATAATCGCCACGGCGACGTGCCGTGTGAATCGTGATATAATCTTTGGCGATATCCTCTTGGATTTCTATATCGTCCAAATTCGTAAAGATGTATCCGCAATTAATGATTTCGTTCGCATAGTGGCCATAATCAGGCTCGGGCATCCGCATAATCCTGCCGATCGTCTGAATCGAAAAGACAATGCTCTTCCAGTCACGGAAAAGCACTAATATGTGAGCCCGGGGACAATCCCAGCCAAGAGCAAGAGCCTGTTTGAAGATTAAGATTTCCGCTTCGCTGTCAAACCTTGAAATATTCTCCAAGTTTTCGTGATGCCCCGAAAGATGAATTGCCAGCTTGCCATTTTCGGTAGCAATCTTGTGCTTGTCCTTTAAGATCGCAATAACCTTGTTTTTGATAACATCCTCAAGCGATGTCTTTCTGTCCGGCAACTGCACAAGCACCAGAGGATTGATATCTACTTTTTCTTTTGCGTATGCTTCCTTCAGTGCTTTTCTTTTTTTTAGGGCAAGCTCAATGACCAATTCTTCGGACTGTTTGCTAAGTTGGCTTTGGATTTTTGTATCTTTGAGAATATTGTCAAACTCGGGATTAAGAATAACGAGCTTTTTAATCATGCCTTCAACCTTTACATCCTCTAATTGAACAGAAACTCTTTCATCGGCAAGGCCCTCTAAAGTGGGAGTGGCGGAAACTTCGACTGTCAGCTTAGGGCCGATATCCCTGATAAGTTTTTGGGATATTTCACTCGTAGCGTGATGATGACTTTCATCAATGATAAGAATTATTGTCCGTCCTTCTTCCTTGGTCTGGGTGATAACATTTGACAGATTGTTATCCTGTTCATTATCTCGGATGTAGATATTGCCTTCCTTGTTAATACTTTCCCAGTTAAAGAAAAGAATCTCGTTTTGATCAATCCTCTTGTTATCCAAGTCCTCGAAGAACGAACACCGCAGGGCCTGACTCGGCTCATAATAATGATCCAGCTTATTTTTACTCTGCTCGTGCAATTGCCGTGGAGCCGTCCAGATTAATGAAAGCGGAGATTTGACTTCTTTATCCTCGCATAACTGTTTCAAAAACTCTGCCATCATTATAGTCTTACCTGAGCCAGTAGGAGCCTTGAATATCAATTTTTTATTATCAGCATAGCTCAACAGCTTTTTGGCTTTGCCCAACAGTTCATCAATAGCGTTTATTTGATAGTTTTTAAGCCGCATTATTTAAAAATTCTCCTGTATACCCTTAATATTACTTCTGGAATAGGCGACAGCTTAACCTTTTGCTTAACGTCGTCAAATTCATCTTCGAAAGAATCGTCGCCAAGCGAGAACACATAAACACTGAATTTACCTTTCAGCTTAGCAATGGCTTCCTTGAAATCCGGGATCGCCATCTGATCGAAAATTATACCAGTATAGTGATTTGTGTTCTTGTAAATTTTAAAGACTTTTTTGTTAGTTACTTTTTGAAACGTTCCTTCCTTAAGACAAAGCATTGCCGTTGCCATCTCCGTCAGTTTCTTTTTGTTTTTATCGGTAGGATCTGCATCGACAAATTCTGTACGGAAATATTTAAGATTTCCGCCAAGGCCATCAACTTTCTGGCCTTTAGAATTTTTGTATCCATTCATGACTTTCTTCACTCGAGGATAGCAAACATCTGAACAGATATCATTTTCGTTATTTGTGCAAATAATAAATTGCCGATTCCCGTCATCTTCTTCGTTAAGCTCCAAAACAGCTTGGGCTGTTGTTCCAGAACCTGCAAAAAAATCTACAACAACTGCATTTTTATTTGTGCTTGCTACTTTTATACACTCTGCTACAGCATGCGGAGATTTAGGATATTGGAAAGCTTCTCTTACACACAAAATCTTATCTAATAATTGTGTCCCGTGTTCGCTAGCCGAAAACTTTGATTCATACCAAATACTTTCAGGTGGTTCACCATCTAATCCGCCCCTAAATTTGAAATAAACCTGATCCCCATATGATGTTTTTTTATACCATAGGTCACCTCTGGCATACATTTCATCGATAACATCTTTGCCCCGTCGCCAAATTCTCTTTTGGTCATTAACGTCGATAGGCAATATCTTTATGGGGTACTTGTTTCTTGAGCTTATCTTTCCAGTCTTAGGATCATAATAAATTGGGTAGTATCTATTAGACTTCTTTCCTTTTGAATTAGTAGCAAGGCTATCGACACCTTGCTTTCTAAGATTGACTGGTAAATACCACGATCCATCTTCATCCTTTTTGTAGTTATGCGTTTTGTCTTCCGGTGCAACCTCTAATTTCTTAATTTTCGCTTTTATTCCTCTACCATAAAATATAGCATACTCATGTATCAATGAAACCTTTCGCTCTGTTTTACGACCTTTTGGGTTGTTCCTAATGACCACTGTTCCTAGGTGATTATTTTCTCCAAAAATTTTATCCATTAAACACCACAGGCGTGGGGCCTCATTATCATCAATCGTTACACAGATAATGCCGTCATTAGCTAATAAATCTTTTGCCAATTTGAGTCTTTTCTCTATAAAAGAAAGCCATTTAGAATGCCTGTATGGATCCGATGCATCAACAAAGGCATTATTGTATTTCCAATCTCTGGCTCCAGTATTATATGGAGGATCGATATAAATTACATCGACTTTTTTCCCGTGAGTATAACTGAGAACAGCAAGGGCATGATAGTTATCTCCTTCAATTAAAATATTAGCCGAACCATTTTTCTCGGTAGAAATCTCCTTGCCTTCGGCTTCAACTAAAACAGGTAATTTTTCTTTACAAAGTCCAGCTACTTCTTCAGGCTTATCATCCCAAATCAAGCCGTAGGTAGTTTTTTTAAGCTGTTTAATCTCTGCAATAAGTTTTTCTTTTGACCAACCAACATATTTACTCATGGCTATTTTTTATTCTCGACCTTTCCTTTCAAGAACTTCTCAATATGATATGTCTGAATTTTATTCGGTTTTACTTTGCCATTAAGCCACCGGCTAATGGTAGAGAAGGCTACACCTAAATCCTTTGCGAGTGTCTCCTGCGTAATCTTATTTTCAAGCCGGTAATGTTCTAATTGTTTAAGAAGTTTATCCATAGAATTTTGAACTATGCCGAATTTAACTGATATTCCATTTGTTCCATTATATTTCACTACTTCCATTAAGTCAATGATTTTATGTGTGTTGTTTTGCTCGCCATACCTAAAACAAAAAACCTCCGCTAGCATAACACCAGCGGAGGTTCAATGGGATATTAATGTCTTATGGTTTCGTCTTGGCTTTGTCCTTTTTTGAACCCCATCCGGACTTCCATCTGGCAACGGCCCCGGATACGACCTTATTGATTTGATCCTGCGTTACTCCATCAGCCAAAACCGATTCAAGCTCCTTTTTGTTAAGGACACGGAAATTCTTTATGCCCCGTTCCTTTGCTTTTAGCATAAGAGACTGGCGGGTTACTTTAGCTTCCGGCTGAACTGGTTCAGCTTTTTGTTTCTTCTTTTTCTTCCTCATTATTAATCTCCTTTCTGATTTCAATATCCCCGGATTTTACACAGTTCAACTTATCGCCGTAAGACATATGGACGGCCAGGCGCAATAATTCACAGATGCTTTTTCTGGTTTTCTGTTTTTCATAAAACAGCAACGCCATTTCTTTCTCATCTAATCGTGAAGCCGGCCATTGATACTTATTCATAATGCCGTAAGTAGGCCGTAGAATCGAAAGGATTGCAAGGCATTTATTTAGCCTTTCCGGATAAGCGCTTTTACCGCCAGCGGTATATCTTTTGCTTCCTTTACAATCGTATCAATCTCATCCTTTGTGAGTTTCTTATCTGCAAAGGCAACCACAATAGCGTTCAACAGCTCGCTGATTTCTTTCAATACTTTCGTAGCCTTTGACAGGATAACCCACACAGCGCCTATGCCTATAAGCGCAGTCAACAACTGAGGAATGTTCCCTGACAAATAATCCATTATGAGATTCATGATTTCACCCCCTTTAGTCTAACTCGTTAAACTTCTGAACCAGCTTCCTATACCGCTTTTCAAGCCCTCTGAATTTTGCCTCATCAGACAAATTCTTCTTATGAGCGATCACAAGCATATCGTCAACAACAAAGAAGATACGCTCAGCAATATCAGTTGCCTTTTTAATGCGCTGGATCCTGCGCAGGGCATACCGCTTCTGACGCTGATCTGCGTTATTCCATTCCCGCAGGAATCCAAACACTTCCTTTATTGCATCGGCGATTTTCGATGGCTCTAACATATTAATTGCCTATCTTCTTATCTATCCGCTCAACAAGCGTTTCAACCCTGACCAAACGCTCTCTGATCTCCTCGATACAGCTTATCCTTGACTCCATAGACTCTACTTTGTTATTCAACTGCCCATAACCAAAGGCAATCCCAGTAAGAGTCAAAATCAAAGTAATACTCGCACCGACAAGACCAGCTTTCAATCTCACTTTAGTTTCACCATTCATTTGCCCCTCACTCAAAATGACTTTTTTACAGTTATAATTGTCCAGACACTAGGCCAATATCCAAGAGAAGCGTCTATCTGAAATGGAATCGCACCAGTAGAAACCTGCCGACCCCCAAAACTAACCGTAGTATCATTAACTTTTTTTAATATTGCGGCCCAATTTCTTATGGTAGAAACAAATCCATTCCATTCACCGACTGTCTGCCATTTTCCCGAAGGAGATACAATAAAATAAGCATTAGAATCAGAAGGTATAGATACGCTTGCAACGCTGTTATAAGCAGGACTGCAGGTATCTACATCAGCGATTATCATAGGGGCATACCCACTATCAAAAACTAAAACACTACTTGCGTTATATACCCTCAGCCCATACGCTTCGGAACTTTTGCCTGTTCTTGGAACAAAGGCCTGCCAGCTAAACGTAACTACTTTATCTTCCGAATACACTGTGAATCCAGAATAATCACTACCAGAACGAAGATAAAGGACTAACCCACAGTAATCGTCCGTATCCGGCTTAATCGCTATTAACGGCGGCTGAGATGTATTGGAAGAAAAAGTTACGTCCTTTTTATGATACGAGCCCTGATCGACCGTATTTACATTTTCGCCATGATCCCAAAGAGCGTAATTTATATACAAAGAATCGATTTGTAATTTTAAGTTATCATTTAGAATTTTAAGTCCGTAATCTGACATTTTAGTCTACAATAATTACTCCAACAATCGACTGAGAACTCGCAAAAGAAAGTGGAGGTGAAGAGGCTGTTTGCGCCGTCCAGCTGAATGTAGTTCCGCTGATCGATACAGAATGAGCAAGCTTATTTTCTTCTAACGGTATAGAAAAAGCATAAACCGTTTTTCCTGCTATATCTGACAATACAGTAGAACTTGACGCTCCAGCTGCCACCACATTAGAATACCGTATCCGTCCAGCCATATCAGGCGTATTTAAAATAACAGTCCCATCAGCTTTTTTAACTCTTAATCCGTATGCCATTATGACAATAACCCCATACCTATCATTCACATAAAATTATCGTAAATGTCGTCCCGGAAAAGTCCGCAAAATTCATATTAGTTACACCGAGCTGAGCGCAAATCGTCCACATACCCTTTATGCTTGTAGAACTCTGCTTACCAATGCCGGATTTAAGACTAAATACAGGACCTTGAGGCGGATAATATATACCAACAATACCAGAGTGCCAAGGTGAAAAAATGTAGTAAGGATCCGTATGGCTCGGATGACTATATGTAGTTCCAATAGTAGCACTGCCTACTTCCAATATTTTAAACGGGATACGACCGCTGTCATAAACCAACTTTTCTGCCGCATCATATACCCTTAACCCATATGCCTCAGCGCTTTTACTTTCCAATAATGTAAATATTTTATAATCAAAGGAACAAGATGCTGAACCGCCACCAGCAAATTCTTTCCCGCCAAAAAATCTTACTGCCGTATAGTTTGGAGAAGAATAGCTTACATCAAAAACACCGCAGACCCTGTCCGTCCCTCCAGTAGGCCTAATGGCCGCTATCGGGGGATTCGGGTTATTAGCGATGGATATGCTCTGGAGCCCATTTATGTCAAGACTCCCACTTTTCTCCAAAACATAATTTCTATATAAGGAGTCTATTTGTACTTCACTGTCCGAATTTTTTATTTTTAATCCATATTCCGACATAAGCTACACCTATGTATAAGCAAAACAAAATATTACACAATCGGCTGGCGATAGATGAATCGTATAACTAAATGTCGTCCAGCTGATTACATTTCCACTTCTCGATACAATATGCGCCGTTTTAGTTACATCGGCATTGACGGGAACAGCAAAATTGCCGGTCAAGATACCATCTATCTGGCTTAACTCTCCAGAATTACCCGCAGAACTTGTGTGGCTTGATTTCCACATCAACCGTGTAATTTTATCGGTTATGCTCAATATCGTATTCCCGACAGCATCTTTTACCCTTAATCCGAAATCAGACATGTTATGATAATAATCCCAATTCTACTCTTAAATTCATGGAAGCATCATATACCTTTATAACCTTATTCGCTCCGTCTATTACTACTTTGTTATCTCCGACCTGGATAGTTTCATCTACCGTTAAGCTCCCGGTATTGGTCGTCAACGCATCCAATTGATTTACATTTATTTTGTCAGCATCGATTGAATCTGTATAAATTTTCCCGCCATCAATCTTTGTTACATCAGAGCCGTGCGCCCAGCCTGTCGCAGTAGCCGCATCTATCAATTCCCATTCTCCTGCAACTATCTCATCATCGCCTGGATTAGTAGCACGGTACATCTTATCTCCGTCGTCAGTATCAATCCATAAGTCGCCCGTGGATAAAGCAGTAGGAATGGCGTCTTGCCGAAAGACGGTTATACCTCCGCCGCCGCCGCTCTCGGACACTATTTCCCATGTATCAACCTGGTAGATATAAAGCTTATTATCATCGTCTGTGTCAATCCAATAATCTCCGTCGTTCATACCAGAGGTAGGCTCCGCATCCTGATAATACGTCTTAGGCGGGATAGCGTCGCTTGCTAATTTGGAAAGCGTTATGGATTCTGCTGTGATCTTGCCGCCATCTAGACTGAGGATCTTTGCATTTGTGACAATAAGGTCTTTTATCTGAGCGGATAAAGTAATCAATTCTCCCGCAATAAGCTTTCTTGCCGATATTATGGCGTCGCCTATTTCCGCTTCGGTCAAAGGTGTAAAGTTTATCGTAACAGCAGAAGAGAAGCTACCGGGCCCATAAGTGTCTACCGCCCTGACTTTATAGTAAGCCCTGTCTTTTATGACGAACTCATCATCGACATCAGGCGTGCCGGACGGCCAGGAAGCCACTGAAACCTGCCCTGTTGAATTATTGTAGGCTGTGATTACTGCCTGCTGATCTTTATAGGTACCGCTTGTCTGGACAATCACATCGCCGACAAAATAATCAGTGCCATAGCCGGCTATATCTGCGTCTGTAATGCTTGTTGCATCAGCCACATCCGCCTTGGCGTCAATCGGGGCATTACCCTGAACCGTCGCCGCTGTGCCGGGGACCTTTACTTCTAAAAATTCTTCTCCGCCCCAGACATTGGTAGGGGATTTATAGATTTCATAATATTTTAAATCCGTATCGCTGACATCAGACCATTCTATCTTTGCAAACCCGAACCACTGCGTAGCCGCTATGGTTGGAGTAGAAGGAGCCGCGTTTGTCGGCACCACAGACTGCGCTGTTTCGGAATAGTTGCCGGACGTATTGTAAGCTTTGATATAATACGTGCCTGGAGTTCGTGATGATGGCGTAACGATCGTGAATGTGTTTGCCAGCCCGCTATATATGAGGGCGGCACTCTGTGTTCCCCAATTTGCATCTTCCGTCCTGATCTCGTAGCCCGCCAAATCCATATTCGGGATTTCATCCCAGGAAAAGACTATCTCATTCAAAAAAGTGTAAGCAAAATTTGAAACGTCATTAGGTAGCGTAGTGTTACCTGTAATGGTAATCTCGGCAGTAGGAGAGTCAGCCTTTGCTGTTTCCTGGTCATCGTAAGATACGCTTGTCACGCAAATCTTGTAAGTCGAGCCGACCTCTATATTGCCGATTATCGACATGCTACTGCCTTCGGTGTATCCCACGTAATACCAATTCAAGCCGTCGTTATCTGAATAATAAACATTAACCCCTTTGAACCTGTTCATCAATTCCGAAGCGCCCAAGTCGGGAAGTTCGAAGCATACATCTATTGCGTTTTCTATCGTGCCGTCTGCCAGGGTAATAATTCTTTCGGTCAGTACCACATTCGAAACAAAAGGAATTGTAAAGTCCAAAGAGGAATAATTATTGTCGGGGATGATTACGTCGCTATCATCGTAAACATTCTCGTTATATTCCAAAGCCGATATCTGGACTTCGTCCTTACCTTCCCTTTGGATAGACACGACCCTGAAATCCTTTTTGACTTTATTCGTTTCGCCAATCGCATATACATCAAACGCCTGTGGTGCAGATGCAAACGCCGTGCATTCCACCTCTGTATAATTCCCTGTGGGAGATGTTATAGATTGCTCTTCTATGGTATCGTCGGAAAACCTGACTTGAATCTTATAGGACTTGCCGTCTTCGATCACCATCGTCCGGTCCAGCTTTACCAGTGTTGTTGTCGAGCCTGCCTGAACCCTGCCCGAAAAACCCCATTGAGGCACATCGTGCGAAACCGAGATAATATCTCCTGCCTGGCATGCAACCGCGTCAATCCCAGCCTTAAACGAAATGGATCTATTGATATACTTAGCGACCTTCAATGCATATCTGCCTGCACGAATAGCATAGCTTGCCTTTGTAGTAAACAGCCTCAGTTGGCTCTTGCGCATAGGATCCCCATCCGCTAGAGCGTCCTCATCGATATATGCTATTGTTTCCTGCCGATATCCTTTAGCTTTATCCATAAACTGAATCTCGATTACATTAGGGATTTCTTTCAGCGTCTTCCAGCTTTGAACGAAACTATCTTTGACGATATTGCCCATGCTGAATAGCTGTGTGGGATTTGCCTGCTTATCGATCTTAAATGATATTCCGCCTGCGCTATATACCGGCATAGCGTTGAACGTGGCGCATAACTGGATCAAGACGTCCAGCGCCTTTGTATTGGAATCAATTACAACATCCAATCTAAACCGCTTCTCATATCCGGCCGCTCCGTCCTCAAGTTTTTCTTCGCAATACCTCGACATCTCTAATAATGAAACAACGTCTAAGCTCCCGCTGGATATAAACTCGCCTAACCCATACCGGGCGTTTGTTATAAAGTCTTTCAAGCACCATACAGGATTAGCGCAGTATTTCTCGACATAGGTCGAGCCGTCCCAAGAAAGCAATGTATCGTCTGCTAACAATCTATAATCAGACCCATCCCAATAATAATCTTCCCAATCGACAGGAGTTGCGCCATTTAAGATATTAGGAACGAGGACTTTTTTACCTTTAACGACAGTCGTGATATTAGGCATACCGCCGGAAAGCTGGTCTGTGGCTAAAAGCTTCAATCCTAATAACGCTATGTTTGGATAATTAAGACTGTCAGTTTTGAGTTCATCTAATTGATACCAGGCTAAATCACCCTGCTTTAAGGGATCGAGGGAGCTGTCATCGGATGTTCTCGTCACCCGAATATCATACTGTCCAGGAGTAAGCCCTGTTTTCCTGAAAGTTCTTCTGACAGGGGAGCGGGAATTATCGGAAATAGTCGTCTCACCCAAATCTATATAAGTCGGGTCTATATGCAGTTTGTATTCCACCTTATAAGTTACGCTCCAGCTGTTTATTCCGCCGCCAGAACTTTGCTGATATAGCCCATTATTCAGCCTTAAAAGAATCTCGAAGCCTTCGACATCCGAATCAATTGTTTCATAAACATGAGGATCGTCTTTTAGAAGATTTACATTAACCGTATAAAGATTATGCAGATCCTCGAAATCTTCGATTAATGATTGGTCATTCGTACCGTAACGCTTGACTGTGTCAACACCGTCAAAATTATCGATTGAATTATTGTTTATTTCGATATCATCGATCGCCTCGATTTCGCCTTCGCATAAAGCCAAGAGAACATTCAAATAATGTTTATCCCCAGCATCCCGTATAAATTGGTTTATAATATTTCCGCCGATCTTATGTTCTCCGTAAACAACCGCAACCGGCACTCCGACCTCTTGTATCGTCTGAACGCCGTCCCATCCGTATGTGGGAGAGCCTTCATCTAATCCAGCGGATCCCAAATTAAAATCAGCCATCTTCGGCTGGTTCATGTATTGATAAATCGAATACCCCATAGACAAAACAAAGAAAGCAAATATAAAGGGGTGGGCTACCGCATACGCCGCTATGGCCGATACAATCCAAGAAACAACAGCTATTACCGGCGCCTTAACCTCAGGGATAACAGTTATCTCGTCGCCTTGTTCAATTCTAACATCGAGATCCTTGATCTTTTTGCCGGTGACAATAACCCGCTTATCCTTATAATCGAACCCGGACTTATCCAGCAGACTGCGGACAGTTTCGCTTCGTGAATAATCAAACTCTTTGATTTCCGCCTGGTCTAATTTAAAAGGATTTTCGATATTGCGTATAGTTACCATGCCTTATTCCTTAATTTATAAAAGCCTTCGATTCTTTTCTTCCAAGACTCATCATCCAGCCTTGACACAATCACGCCTGCCCGGCAACAATGAATAAACTTCCTGTTCTTAAAAACGACACCAGCATGATTTGCCACTCCCCGGGAGTTCAAAAACAACACCGCGTCCAGCACCTCGGGAACTTCGCTCCTTTCCCAATCATTGACGTAATTCTCCTTGAAATAATCTTTATTGCGAAGCCCCCATGCCTGACCATATTCCAAATCATCGATGTCAAACAATTTAAAACCCAGGTCCGCATACACAAACTTCAAGAACCCCCAGCAGTCCAGGCCAGCCATCTCCCGGCCCCTGTGCTTATAAGGAACACCTAGATACTTATCGATGATAAGCTTCTCTACATGATGTATATCCGTCCTGTCGGCACCGAAGGGAAAGCTCCGAACCTCGAGTAATTTCCTATCTCTTTGCATCTTTGCTGTGTCTTGTTGCACGACGTTTCGCCTCCCGAATATCCGCATTCGCTTGATTTAAACTTCCACGCGCAATAGTTTCTGGTATACCTTCGTGACGGCAAGTCCACTCCTAAGACATCGAACTTGCCCGTTAAAGTAAACTCGACATTATTCTGGTCTGCCACATAGTTATCGATATAGAAGACATCATCTATATATGCGTCTGGATCAGACAGCTGATTAGCCCAGACCATGCGGATAGTGACTTTTTTGCCCCTGAAATCATACTGCTCAAGATATGACTGGATAAGCCTCGACACATTGGCCAGTCTAACCTTGACCTGGTCGATCTGCCCTTGGTTGTTTTCACCTACGAACTCATGGGCTATCGGAAACCTCGAATAAAGAACCGAATTATAAGTAATGTCCGTATCGTATCCGGCAAGATGAAGATCACTGACACCATCGTAATCTTCTATTGTGTATAAAAAAATCGGCTGATTTTCCTGCTTGGCTTTTTCTGCTTTAAATGTCGGATCAATATCCCTCGGCATTATTTCACCTCTATAAAATCCAATTCAAAGTCATAGATCTGATATGCTTTTAAAACGAACTTAAAACTATCCTCGACAAACCTAACCGTATACTCCACGGAATCATTGGGATTTGTCCAGGTGAATGACGTAAGCGCCCCATACTTACTCATGAAAAAGTCCCTGACATTATTCATGTCAGCCAGCGTCCTATGCTTAAACCTCAACGTCCACTTTCTCAAAGGGTTCGCCCATTTGCGCCTGCGCTGTTCAACTCCATTCTCGAACTCGGAAACAAGCGTCTTATACTGAACCGTTTCCTCAACCGTAAAGTCCGGCGTATAATTGAAATCGCTCATGTGTAACTCCTGATAACCGACCGTATCTTTCCGTTATTGTAAATGTCGTCGGCAATAGCATTCGACAACGCTTTTCTGTTTCGCCATACATCCTGCGCGTCCCATGCCCGAATAACCTGATTGATATTTATCGTCACTCCGCCTGCGCCTGCCTGTTCGCCTCTGTTAAGGCTCCTTAGATTATCCGGTCCGCCTAAAGCCCTCACACCTTGTCTTGACAATATTCCTTCTCCGGTCTGAGCAATGATCGGCACCTCATCCGGAGAAAGCCCGCCATGCGCCCTTATAAGTCCGCCTTGATGCTTTCTAACCATTCCGCCATGATGAAACAAAGCTCCAACATCCACCCCGAATATCTTGCCACCGGGCCCGGCCATAGCCGTAAAGAGTTTAATCAAAAGTAATTTCGCTAATATATTTGATATCATCTGCAATACCGCTCTTCCGAAATCAGCAAATATCTCCTTTAAATTCCTCAACTCACCTGTAAACGCCTTGAAGAAAAACTGGGAAAAGGCATTCTGCATATTACGTGCGGACTGCTTGGCAAACTCTTCCATGGCATTAAACTGCTTTTTTAGATTGCCTAAGCCTTTGCCCGGTTTGCTTAGTTCTTCCATAAATTTTGCATATTTATCTTTAATCGAATCAAATACGCTTATTATTTCTTTTGCGGACTCCTTGGTTTTGGCAGTATTTTCTTTCAAAGCGTCTGCTGCTTTCTTCATGGCTATCCTGTAGCTCTCATCAAATGTTTTGGCGAAATCAATAAGATTGGAGGCAATTTCAGTAAAAGCCTTTTTATGCGGGCCTGGCAACTGCGATATCTTTAATGCCCATCGGGCAAGTGTCGTGATGATGGATTTTATTCCTTCATTAACCCCTGCGACAAACGACCAAAATAACGCTTTAATCACATTCCATTTTTTAAAAGCGATCCATATTGCTATTATGCCAGCGGCAACACCAATCAATATTGGGGCAATGGGTGCCAAAGCCACCCATAATCCTGCAAACGCTCCCGACATAACACCCATGCCTGTGGAAACAGCGGGGATGGCAAGCCCCACCACTCCTAAAATAGCCGCCAAAGACGTAAGCGCAACGACTGTAAACAGTATACTTTTAACAAGTAGGGGATGTTCTTTTGCCGCATTTTTCAGCCAATTGGCAAAAAGAGCCAGGGCAAAGGCAATCTTGCTCACAGGCGGAAGCAACACTGACCCGACAACGATTCCAAGCTCCTCTGCAGATGATTTAAGTCTTCGCAATAGGTTCGTCAATGAATCGGCTGTTCTCAGCATATCCCCCTGCGATGTCTCTGTCTGTTCCAATATAACCCTAAACCTCGCCCAAATCTTCTGCTGCTCTGTCATGACTTCGCCCTGCTTCATCATTCCACTTGTCAGGGCCCATGTCTTTATCGTATTCTCATTGACAAGAATACCCAAGCGTTTCAATGGCTCGATCTCTCCTGATATACCCGACTGCAGTTTCGTAAAAGCTTCTTCAGGTCTTAAATTATAAAACGATGCCATATCATAACTCAGTTGCGTTAACGACTTCGACATCTCATAAGCCATCTCTTCTGAGAGCTTCATGGATTTCAACATAACATTAAAGGTACTGACCACTTTTCGTATTTCAAAAGAGTTTAACCCAAGAGTTTTAGAGAGTTCATCACTCCACTCACGCGCTATCTCTGCCATATTTGCCATAGACTCCTTAAATAAGTTTTCAGACTCCTGGGCATCCATGGCCAATTTGGTAAGCGCGGCACTGATAGCGGCAATAGCTGCTGTTGCTATAATTCCGTATCTCTTCCATGCGCTCCCAAAGCGCACAAGGCTTCCACTCACACCTTTGAGTTTTTTGCTGGCTTCGTCTCTCAGCTTCAAAATAATAGATAATTGTTTATTGGTCATCGCTTGAATAAATTCCTTTTCCGTTCTCTTTCCAGTTCGATTGCCTGTAACTCTTTCTCAATTGCATCGAATGCGTCTAACATTTTGGCTGACTGATTTATCCATCCCCCAGAGTTTGGTAAATACCCCTGCCTATAAAAATTAAATGCCCTTAGAAAATTCGCACTTTGCCGTGTGACGATTCTAAAAGGGCATCCTTTATACTGCTCGCCGTTTAGCTCCCAAATCTCTTGTCCCGGTATCTCAAACTCGCATTGAATCTTCTTCCCCGATAAACAGCTCCGGCAGTTCATTGTAAGTGAGCCCAGATGAACCGCCACTATTAGTTTTTTCTTTCATTCTCCGAAAGCTTGGACTCATCCAATATTACCTCCGAAAGCTCCTGCCTAAGCTCGCTCGGAAACATCGCAATAATCCTATCCGGCACGCAATCCCTCATCTTACCGGCATAGCGAATAGTTTCACACTTAAGCTCGATTGCTTTCTTGGTCTGAGGATCCAAGAAGTTCTCCAATCCTTTAAGCCCAAATTTAATGGCTGTGATCTGCCTCTTATTCCAGCTAAGCTTTACCTTTGCCTTATCATTGGGATTCGTAGAACTCATCTCATAGCTAGATGAGTCATCGTCAATCTCTGCCCTTAACGCTGGATCCAGAAACCCGATATGAAAAACCGTAGGACTATCTTTGTCTGGATCAAGCTTCGATACATATTTTCTGGTAGCAGTTACATCAATGCCTATTAACATAAAACACCTCCTTAGTTTGATACGCTCTTTTACAGAAGTAAAATAGCCAGCTCATCGTCTCCCGGCTCCATCGAACCAGTTATGTCGAACGCCGTCTGAGCAAGCTGTATGCCGTCCCGATCCGCATCATCTACTTTGTTATAGATAATGCTCGGGGTATAAACCCTGATCTTATTGCCTTCTACAGAGCCATAGGCCATGTCAAGGACCATAGGCGTATTGCTGAACCACTTGTCATAAAAATCATGTGTTGCCACCAGCACCATTTCAGGATTAAACGATCCTTGCGTATCACGCTCGGTGATCATAAAGGATAAAATACCTTTTGCATCGTCAATCTTATCTTTTGGAGCCAGTGTGTTAGCGACATCGATATCCAGCTCTCCAAGATTCAGAGAAACCTCATCACATGACATCACTGCATTCAAGAGAACCGGCGGAACCACATCGTCGTAAGTAATCCCCGTAAGCAACGCTAAGTCTGACACCCCCGCTTCAACTCCCCTGAAGCTAAAATCCACTGTTGCCGGTTCGCCTATCCTGAAATTAAACTTAGCTGTTCCGCGGCATCCTTTAAGAAGCTTCCTTATGCCGTCTTCATACAATCCCATGGTCAACGAAGGAACAGAACTCGAGATAGGCTTTATTTCATACCCGGCATCGGAAGGATCTGAACCTGCCGTTGCGCTTGCTCCGGAAGTACCACCTGTTATTGTGTCAGCATCCGCAAACGTGCCTGTCAAGGTAACGAAATAGAGCGTAGTAGTGCCGTCTGCGGTTTCTATCACTACCCGGCCGGTTGCACCACTTGGCGCACCGGTTATCGTTTCACCATGCTGGAACGGACCTGCGGTGACAGCGCCTATGGTAATCTTCTCGAGAACATTAATCTCAAAGCCGCATGCCTTAATCAGCTTCGCCCATTCCGGCTCTGTTGTTAATGAACCCGAACCTTTCAACTCGATACTGAAATCAAGGCCTGCCGAACGCTTACCGGTTAGCTTGCCCATCTTGGTAAGCGAGGAGCGCACAGGATTCCTTTGATACATCTGCGGGTCATAATTCGCCTTAGGCGTGAAATTAACCAACAGCCCTGCATCTGCGGCCGCCAAAGCTTCGGCTGTGCCTTCAACACTCTCAATCTTAGCCGCTAACTGCCTTTTACGTATTAGCATTGACATAATTCATCCCTCCTTTTAATTCTTTGCGGTTGGGTCGGACCTTAAGTGGCGATACCTTATACCCAACTCCATTATTATCCCTGCATAAGGCTGGCCTTCCGTAGTTTCAAACGGAGTCGTTCCTAAAACGTCCGTATCTATTGCCTCAGCCCCACGAGTATGGTCTTCTAAAATCGCTTTTTTCATATCGCCCTGTAATCTATTTAAATAGGTGTCTGTGACTACAGCATCACCTTCGTCATTTACGAAAAATACATCGAGATAAACAATCAAATAGCATTCCTCAAAAGGATTGGGCGATCCTTTTTCTTCTTCATCACCTGGGCTTATTACAACAGCAGGGAGATCGACCAATCTATTGCCATGCATTGACCATCTCTGGACAGTGTCGGCAGTAAAATCAAAATTATACCCGTTGGCGATCGTTATGCCCTCAAGCGTCGTTTTGATGTTGGCCATTATTCTTTCTCTTACCGTTTCCATGATTAAATTTTCCTTAAAGCGTTTTCTATTTTCTTATTAAGAATCTCAATCCTGTAATTTGCCAAACTATCCCATACTCTATAAAATCCCAACCGCGGCTTTAACCTTACCGATCTCTTTAAGACATACAAAGGCAATATCTTTTGCGCCCGTTTTTTCACTCTCACAAGAAAAGTCTGTCCTTTAAATCTCATCGGCTCCACGTTTTTTAACTGACGAGGCTTTTTATACTTTCCCCGTAACTTTCCTTTTGCAGTAAACATCTGACTTCTTGCAGATAGAGGAACCGCCATCCTTCCCCCGCTTGGATCCGTAACGATTCCGCCTGTTTCATGGAGCTTGGCAATCTTCGAATCCGAATAAATCTGCATGCCCATGCCTTCTATGGTGGGGGATACAAGAGATACTCTTTTGAATGTGCCGAAAAGCCCATGGCCTGACGCTCCGCGTACTCCAGGCGGTCCCTGAAGCCTCTGTTGCCTGAATCTCTTTAAGAATCCTTTACTGATGCGATCCATGCCGTCGCCAAGCTCAAACTTCAGTACTCTCGGCGCAATCTTTATTGCCTTATCCAGCGCCCTCATATCGATTTCCGTCATCAATCTCATAGCTCACCATCCCACGAGTAAATGCCATGCGCCTTCGTCTTTATGCAAAACCTCGATGATGCGCGCCTCACGGCTCGTTCCTTCAACGTCGTTCAAGGTTATGCGATCGTCTTTTTTATCCACGGATGTAACACCTTCTGTCGCATCGTTAGCAATATAAATCTCCACCTGATTCTGCAAACCTCTGCCTTGATCTTCGCTCCCTGGCTCAAGCCTGCCGCGCACCACAATAGCGTCAATATCTTTCGCCGACTGACCTTCGGGCGTATAGGTAATCACCTCTGCGAATTCAGCAGTATTTAAAAAGCAATCGATTACATCAAGAGGAAACTGATCTTTAAGGCTCATGGATTATTCCTTTAAAAAGCAGGGAGGCCCCTTACTCAAGGAGCCTCCTTACTATCGTTCTTGGATTTTACAACCTTAACCTGACCGAGGCGGATAGACTCTCCCACATCATCGACGGTCATCTTTTCCGGACATACTCCCTCTAAGAGAACATACCCGGGATTTCTGACTATCCCGCCAATGTCTTTCTGCTCAGTCAAGACTATACGAATAGACTCATTTCCCATAACCGCTCCTTCTTTTTAACCAAGAATTAAAAGTCAAAAGACCGATTATGCGTCTACCTTCAGCAAATGAGCAAAGTACTTGTCAATAACTTTCTCATCGACATTCTGACGCACCCGGAAGATATCGCTACGATGCTTTTCGTCTCGATATGACTCAACCGTGGCATTGTCAGGTGAATCAGCCACCCACAAGAAGGTCCTGCCCACACTGGGCAGAATCAAATTCTGACCGTCTTCGGCAACTACCCCGACCATGGCATAATCATCGTTCCAGATGTCGGCGCTTACGAAAGTCTGTCCTTCTTTGGAGCTGTTGTAAATTGCCTTCCCGACAATTATCTTCTTCAATCCCAAGATGTCAGCCAGGGCATTAAGGATCTCTGCTTCCGTCAAACGAGCAACGTACTTGATCGAATCCTTAATCCCGGTATTATCCATCAACCGGTCGATGTTTGCCTTATTGCAGATAAGCGCACTGGGATCGATTCCGCAGTTTGCCCGCACTTTTTCCCTTGCCGCACGAATCTGGCCGATAACATCAGTTGCAATGTCATCCCAAGGATTCGCAGAGTGATCCGTATAAAGATCCGCCCCTGTCCAAGTTGTCGTATTGAAAAGAAGCTCTGCAACCCTTCGCTCCTGCGCCTGCATTAACCGGCGAGCCGTAATCTGCGATGTTATAAGCTCTGCATCGAAGTCAGACGCATACATTTCTCTTTCACCGTCATCCAAGGCTCCCTCAAGACCGTGCTCTTCGCACTTATAAGAAAGATCCTTTGCCTCGAACCCATCACGGTTGTATGCACTACGCGGCGCACGCTTGGTATCAGCGTCCCGTGTTATGCTTGCCCTGGTGATAGCCGAGAAAGAGGACTCTTTCTTTTTGGTTTTGAAGATAGGCAAACAAAACGAACCGATAAACTCTTTCGCCTGTTCAACATACTCCATAACCGCCACGCCTAACTCAAGGCGCGGTTTTGCATGAGTTCCTGAATATTCTACGCCCATTTTAGTTCCTCCTTTTTTTCAAACACAATTTTTAAACTCTCTTTTAACATCCCGTTCTTAAGAACTCATAATCGCTTCTATGATGTCCCCATCTGCTGTCGTAGCCTCAAGCGCAGTGCCTCTAATCGTTCCTGCACCCGGATCCGTATCCTGAACCTTACCGTCGGCCCCAGCGTAAATAGGAGCTCCGGCCGCCATTGCCTCATTGGCGGTAACCTTGAAGGTTCTGCCGGTAGTAACCAATGCAAGGGTTACCATATCTCCGATGGCCTCGGCTTTCTTCTGGGTAATTCCGATACAAGCCTCATCCGAATCGGCATACTCAACCTGAGTACCGCTTCCAGCGCTCAGCTTTACCCGGCGATAAGCCTCTAATACTTCTCCCGCCGTAAAGGTCTTTAAACCATTTTCTGTTTGCTGTGACATTTTTATTCCTCCTTTTTTGAAAGTAACTTCCGTTATTTCTTTACTGTTTTCTCTGCCGTCGCCTTTAAGGCCTCGGTCATGCTTCCGCCATGCTCTGCCTGATAGGCCTTTGCCTTGTCAAGATGGTTCTTAGCACCTTTTTCAGGATCGTCAGCATTAGGCCCAAGGTTGGAAGGCGCATTTTTCTCCAGCTCTGCAAGCCTCTTGTCCTTGAACTTGCCGACTGTAACCTCAACGCTGTCGCCTTTTTCTATCGCCTCATTGGCAACATCTCCCATCCCTTCGAAGCCCTTAGCCTCTTTCAAGATAGAGAGGACCCTTTCGCGCTCCTGCTTTACTCCTGCATCCAGGCTCTCTTTAGCTCCGGATTCCTTACCTTCTTTCAAAAGGACTTCGGCTAAATCAGACCTCTCGGTCTTTAGCATCTCCAGTGTTAAATCAGTAAGCTCCATGTTATCCACCTCCTTTTTGTTTTCTATGATCTCGACATCCAAATCTATGTTATCGCTCTTATCTTTAAGAGCGCTTGCTGAGGTATTCTCATCAGCCCCCAAAGCACAAAAAGAAACCTCTCTCAATATCGATTTTCTGAATATTGTTCCAGGCCCCTTAATCTTCCTGCCGTTAACTTCGGCTGTTTCCCCATCCTTTACTCTCTCGATTGCAAGAGGAGGGATGTAAATAGAAGCTTGCCAGGGGAAGCCTTCATCAGCGAGTTCCAGAGCCTGTATGCCGTCTTCTGTTTTTCCCGAGAAGATACCCTCAGCAACAATACCTCTTTTTTCATCTATGTTAATGCCTTCTGTCCAGCCAACGATGCGATTGGAATTGTGTTCCCTTAATGCTGGCTTTTTCTTCCGGCCGATTGAAACCCCGGATAAATCTATTGCCAGATTCCCCCAGAGCCAGTGGTTAAGCATAATCTTTCCGCTATGAGCAACCATGCTGAATTTCCGCTTCTTTGTTTTTTCTCCTTCCTGCGATGCTAGAATCTCAACAGGCACATCTTCTTCCTTGAACTTCAAAGCCGCTTTCGGTATCTTTTCGGTTTTATATGGCATGTTTATCCCCCTTTTTATTTATACTTTTTCCAATAACATTTCCGTTAAAGGCTCGGGCGCTGGCGTCGGCGATATCTTTGCCCGCTCGCCTAAAATGTTTCTTTGCCTGTTTACACTTCTGACATCCCGATCATAAAATTCAATATTGGTTATGCTTGAGAAAGGAGTCGAATTGTAAGCATCGATTTGCTCTCCCCAAGAAGCATCAACGTCTCGAAGTTTACAGCTAAACACATCATGTTCTTCATTTACCTTTAACCCGAATGGGGCAGGGGTTAAACTCAATCGAGAACGAATAGTCAGTAAATACATTTCACTGCCAATAACTTTGAATCTATCGAAATCGTAAATCATCTGCGGAACAGCAGTCTGTTTTCTAAAACTCCAAGTTGCCCGATAGCCTTCTACGATAAATTCAAAAGCATTAAATCCTTCAACAAAATAAGCCGAACGTGATGTAAAATTCTTGTTAAATAAAATTATTCTGTTGTAGGTTTGAAGTTCAACCCCGGCAGAATGAACTCTGCTCAAACGATACTGAATATTTAATAAAATTATAGGAACAATCGGCATAACAAATCCTCTATAGTGGTATAAGTTCACGACCTTTGGGATAAAGAATAATCGTTCCCTTTCCAGCGTCTACAACCAAATGAGTCGTTAGAGAAGTATAAGAAAAATAAAAATCCACTGATCCTCTAAAAATGTGTACTCCGTTTCCAAACTTGATCGTAAAAGTTGCATTCGGAAAAGCATCCTTGTAAATATCGAATTTTCCGCCAATCCACATTTCTGCATTATTGGTAGCACAATCAAATTCGGCAGTATTAACCGAAGTTTCATCACACAAAATAGTTAATTTCCCTAAAAAATAATGTCTTGCACTTCCGTCTAATCTAAAGATCTGGCCGTCGTTATTGTATTCAATTTCAACCTCGCAATTAGATTCGTAATTTCTCGGATTTAATACCGCCAGAGCGTCTTGTAAGCTGAACAGCCAATACCTGATTGAAATAGTTCCTGTGGCAGGCATAACGCTGGTATTCCTATAACCATATCTAAATCTTCCATTGCCGTTTATTGTTCCAGTAAATACATCGAATCCTGCATCAGGCCCGTCTAAATCGATCCTTTTCCCGGAAGCAATAGTTATTGTTCCAGTGACGCTGATTTTCTGGGATATATTGGCAACGGTCAGTCTTATTCCTGAGAATGTATAGCTTCCAGTCACACTGAAATTTTGATATGACGCCGATCCCACTTGATTCAACTGATATGTTTTAGCTATCCCGGAAAACAAACAGGTTAGGTCTATGCCTGATCCAGTACCGATTGCAAACGTGCCTCCCGTACTTTCCCAGTTACCCTTAAATTCCAATACGTAGCCACCGCCACCAGTTCCCCCGAAATAACCTGCCTCTTGTAAAAAATCGCCATTAATTATTCCGCCTTGTTCAAAGATAAAAAATTTACTTGATGCCGTTGACTCAAAGGTTAAATTCCTACATTCAAAAGCCGGAGTAAACCATATAAGGGCATTGCCGTTAGCATCAAAATAAACATCATCGATTGCGGTTGGAATGCCCGCACCGCCAGCGCCGCCGCTTGTTAAGGCCCAATTATTATCATCGTGCCAATATTGATTTGTGCCTACCCAGTATTTATTCATATTACTTCCTTAAAATTAACTCTAGTTGCAAGCTGACTGTCTGCGCACTGGCAAAACTAATCCGCAGATAAACTTCTTTACCGGCTTCATTATTAAATAACGAGAAGCCGCTAAACTCCGATACCCTCACCAGTCCTGCGTCAATCGGGTGAGCCCCAATAATATCTTCGGCAATCATTGTGTTGGCTATTGTTTGCAATCTGATAAATTCCAAGCCATCTAAAATCAAAGCTAAATCATTAGGATTAAAATCGGTGTGATCGTCTGGCGTAATGTTCTCATCCGCTCCCGTTGTAGCCACTTCCAGTTCGGTATAAACCAGCTTAGCGGCCGTTCTGTAGAATGCGTCTTCGCCTTTTTTGGCGATCTTATTGTAAAAGGTGTAGGTTGCCCACGCTTCAAACGGCGCTCCTGGGTCTTCGTCTATGTATAATCTGGCTCTTAGTATTTCTTTCACGCAGTCAAGCGAAATCACGATATCTTCTTGAGCGCTGTTATTAAAATCGATGTCAAAGATTAAAGCTCCGGCAGTTTTTGCTTTTGCCCGCACAATATCCAGTTTTGCCGTAGTTGGATTAAATTTCATCGACATATCAAGTCCTTGCTATTGTGGCGATTTCGTCATCAGAATTATAAGCCAAAGTCAAGACTGCAACCGTGGTGCCGCCAGCCCCACCAGTTTTATAAGTCACGGTTTCGATTTCTCCCTGGCCATCGCCGGAAGATACATACGTCAAAGCGATATAATCGTAAGCCGGGATTTCAAAGCCGATTAACTTTCTCAACTCAGTTAAAACAGCGCTGTCGCTTCCGCCCCCGACATAAACATTCCCAGCCCGATAAAATTTCTCGCCATCTTCCGTTACCAGCCTGACCGGTATCGCTTCTTTAGGCTTTATGTTTTTAATAAGGCTCTTAAAAATAGTTGTCTTGACCTGCTTAAAAATACTCTCGTTCGAATCTTTGGCGAATTTGAACAATTTTCTGAAATCAAACTCTTTATACCAGAGAGGCTTTTTGATGCTTACTTCCCCAGGGTGTTTTTCGGGTTTTATCTCTTTTAAATTAGATACCCTTATCTCCTTAGGGTGTTCGTGTTTGAAATCTTCTGTATTGGATATTCTTACCTCTCCGGCAGGGGGCGGGAAATTGCTGACAAACACCTTAAACTCTTTGCTAAATACTTGCTGGTATTTGTCCAATGTTTCTGCCAATCCGCGTATCTCATCCTTGATATCTTTAAATGCCTTGGAGTCTGACTGTCCTTCTTTTATCAACACATAAACCTTGCTGATGATACTGACGATGTCTTTCTGCCTATCCAAAGACTGAAGCAGAAAAATATTCCTCTCCAAATTATCGTCCTGTGTTTCGGTGCCTAATAATTTGCTTATTTTGTTTCTTTCTAAGAGGGCGTCTTTCTTATCCATTGATCAAAACCTTTTCGAGTTTGGTTTTTATATTAGTCAGTTCCTTTTTTAAGATGCCGTTGTCATTCCCCATCTTCGCAAGATCACCGCTCAATTTTTCGTTCTTCCTCGTAACTTCTTCGGCGTCTTTCAATATCTCTCGAATATCTTCTGCTTGCTTGGCTTCTTCTTTTTTCTCTTCTTCATCTTCTGCGGGAGTTTTTGAGTTGGTGGTTGTTTCCGGAAGATCAAGCTCTTTCCGTTTCTGTTCTTCTCTTGCCCTTTGCTCTAAAATCTCTTCCCAGTCCTTGCCTTGTCCAGCTGCTTCGTCAGCCAAACTTGAAATGTTTCCTGCGATAGCCTCTTTAGATGCCTTAACCTCTTTAAGCGGATCCACCCAGGACCAGCCAGGAGCTATCCATCTCGCCCTAACCCAATCAAGCCGCTTCTCATAAAAATTATTAGCCTTCAGTTCTCCTTTTAAATAAGCCTCTTCCAAAAGCATCTCCCAAACAGGCTGACAGAGTTTCTGAGCTATCCATTCCTGCCTGACCTTAAAATATCTTCTGGCCTCTAATAACGCGGCTCTTGCGCTTGAATAATTTGTCTTTGAAAAGTCTTTTGCAACTAACTCATAAGGAAGGCCCAGTGCCGCAGATATTGCCTTTAAGATCCTGTCGACAAACGGCTCGAATGTCGCGCTTGGCCTCTGCGGATTGAATGACGTGATAGATTCACCCGGCATAAGGTGTTTAATCATCCCCGGTTCTAAAGATTCAAGCATCTGCCCAGCTGCATTCTTCTCATATGCAGAATTAACTGCTACATCCATCGATGACTCGGAAGTTATGAAAAGCGAGAAGCATGCCGAAATACGTGCGGCAACAAGTTCTGCCTCGGCATACTCGGCCAAATCTTTGAAATAAGTCAATACGGGAGCAAAGAAGGGGACACCTCTGGTCTGACCGGCCCGTGAAACATAATACAAATGAAAAATATTTTTTCTGCCATATTCGCCTTTAGCCTGAATCTCTACGTATTGTCTTGCTTCTTCTCTAGTCCTATGGTTGATATCTCCAGGATGTGTCTTTTGAATGAAATAAGAAATCGGCTCGCCCTTTTCGCCAATCTTTACGCCAGACCTGATTGATTTATCGCTTCTCTTATCGGATGGCGTGTTAAGCCTGTCCGACTCTATCAACTGCAGGGCCAATGAATACGGCCTGCCTTTATCTTTCAACATCAATGGAACTATTATCGCCTCGCCGTTTTCAAGGATCTGTCTATCCACCAGCTGTTGAATTTCGTAGAAGTCCATACGTTCTCCTGCATCGGCATACGGCGACCAACGTTTCCATATTCTCTCGGTTTTTTTCTGGAAGTTCTTTGCCGACTTCTCGCTTATGCCAAGGGAATCCTTATCCATCCTGCACTGAGGCCTGATGCCCGTTCCAATGACATTCGTGGTCATAGTAGAAGTAATCCCGGAAGCGTGGGCGTCATTTCTATTTAGATCACGGCTACGTTCCCGAATATCAGCTAACTCAGGAAGCAAATCCTGATCTGCCGAACCCCCTCCGGGAAGCCAAGAAGAACGCAGGCGATCCCTGCTCGCTCCTTTGTAAGAGCCGAACTTATGCGAAACATTAATTGCCTCCCGATACATCCTTCGTTTAAACCCAGCCTTAGGGGAGAAAAACGAAATGACGTTGTCTATCCCGGACGACAACTTTTCTGAGATTTTCTTTTTATTTTTCATGATGGATTATCGAACGTTGCGTATGTTGTAGTGTCCTTCGATCCTGCGATTTCCTTCCGCAATTGATCACGTAGCTTTATTAACTCGCTAATACTTATATATTGAAGATTTCTTCCGCCGATAGAGTAGGACTGCACAGCACCGCCTGTCATTCTTGCGTTTATGGCAGTTTCAAGATTATCAAGCATTTCTTGTTTTGTAGGCGCCACGTAAAACTCCTTTTCGATTCCCAATAAAAAAACCCGAAACCGCCCGTGCACGGTTATCGGGTTTTTATTAACTATTGGGTGCGCTTGAGGTGGCCAAACCCCTTGCGCAAAGTTCTATAACTCTATATTACTCGCAATATATATATTTTTCAATATAGTCGTTACTACAAAATAGTAAAAATAAAAAACCCACTAATAAGCTAGTGGGTATATTTATAAAAACAAAAAATATATTGGATTAGTCTACTTGGTGTGCAGTCAAAAAGAGGGCTTTTTCTAGAGCGTTGAAAAAATCTTGATATAGCTCTGGAGCGTCAATGGGCTTTATTCCAAACTACCTCCGATCCCGGCCCCATACTTTCAGATGAAATTTTACCGAATGCGGGCTACCTTTAAAACTAAAAGCGCCTCCCAAAAAGAGGCGCTTTTAAGAAACTTGATAAATACTTAACCTTGTTTAAAACCTGTAATTCGCACTAACTGTGAAGGCGGTCTCATCAATAAATCTACCTTCTACACCAATGGAAAGATTTTTGGTAGGAAGAAAATCACAGCCAACGAAGATGCCAACTACGCCATCGCTATTTATATCGTCTGTTGTGTAAGTTGTGCCTGAAATTGTAGCTTGCATCGATGCTTCAACATCAGTATATTTAATTCCACCATATGGAACAAATTGTCCTATTTCCTTAGATATTCCTAAAGCTACCTGCCATTCTTTATATTCAATACTAGCTTCTGATATACCTACATCGCCTGGCGAAAAACTAACACCATTAAGTGTAATTTTATCAATATCTGGTTCTGTTTGGCGATATCGACCGTCCAAACCAACTCTGATGCCATTCTCAAACTCATGAAGAAAAACAGTTGCTCCTATTCCCCAGGCAAATGCACTTTTCGTCTCATAGTTTAAATCCACTCCACTATATTTTTCGGAAAATTCTCCATTAGCGGCACCTAATAAAACATATGGTTCTACTCTATCTGCAAGAACATAGGATATCTTGCCCGCATACCAATTAAGGTTCTCTACAGTCACATCCTCGTCAGAAACATCTAAATCTCTTTCGGTAACAAAATCTAATTCAGTTCCGACTTTGAAAGGTGTATCGCCTTCTTCCAGTATTGGTTTGGCAGGATTTCCTATAGGCGCTGCATTAGCCACAGAGTAAGCACTCAAAAATATCGTTACTAATCCAAGTAACCATAACTTTTTCATTTCTCACCTCACATTTTTTTGGTTAAAACTAAAACGAATTATCTTTACTCTTTATTAGGATAGGATGACCTTCTACCTCCTTTCTATCCAAAGTTTAAAAAGCAACTCTTCTTTTTATTGTTTATAATTATTACTATTTTATACCCCCCCCCCAGTTTTGTCAAGTTTTTTTGCGGCCAGCAAATCAAGGCAAACATCTATCCAAACTAAACACCCTCAGCCTCCACGCTCTTAAAATTCTTCCCACACTTCCTACAGACATGATACCTGACCGGCAGATGACTCGAATAACATTTTACGTTTTTACTTCTGCATCTCGGACACCGCAGGGGAATAAAAGTAACACCATAATCTTGACTGTTGTTTGCAGGTCTGCCGGGTGATTTTCTTTCAAAATTATTGCTGTTGTCATTTCTTAACCAATTGCTTTTTCTTTCAAGCCATTTTCCCATTTAAAGCCAGTTTCCTTCACGTTTTTTTATCCAATTTCCTCGACTGGTATCTTGGGCGACTATGCGCTGATGTATTTTAACTGATTCGTCTTTTCTGATATTTAACGCCCGGATAATATCCGCCGCCGCAACCGCATATACCTCAGCATCAAGATAATGATTTGCGACTGCGGCTCTTTTCTTCTGCCAGACTTCTTTAGCCTTGCCGGTGTTTCTGTTTCTAACTAAAACCTTATGTTCTGAGGTAAACTGATTTAAATATTCCTCAGTTGGGTTTTTGAAGATATGCCACTTGCAGGGATCCTTAGTAGTCACCAAGCGGGTAATCTTGTCTTTGTACTGACTGACATTTAAATTCCATAAGACTAAACCGCTTTTGATAACACTGCCGGTTCTTGAGTTAATGTCGATTTTTGACGCACGATAGAAGCGGCCGCCTGTGATTTCTTCCTGACCTTTAATAGCTTTTGTTTTATCCCGCCACTGACGGCAGAATCTATACACCTCATCAGTGCGATATCCTGAGTCAATACAGCTCATGTATACCGGCAAAGTCTCATTGTCTGATAACCGTTTGTATTCCGTATTAAAAAGAACATCCACAATATCTTCCCAGTACTCAACACGATCCGCTCTGATAAGCCATGACTCTTCATAATATCCCCATCCGCGGATCGCATAATAAAAATGGTCTTTCTGCACATCAATGCCGGCTGTTAACACAATCACATCATCAGGCACAAGCCCTTCGTCATAATCGCAGGATAAAATCTTGATCTTATCAACTGTAGTTTCCTCGATTTTTTCTTCCCAGACTTCGGCAAGCCATGAGTTAACAAAATTCATTAAAAGTTCAATATAATCTTTTGACTTTAAAAACTCACTTGCTATATCACTCCAAGTAAGCCAGGGGGAATAGAGGGAGTTAATCCAATAACCCTGGTGCTTGCTTTTAATTACATTTCCCGAAACTTCTCCGTAATCATCAATCTCCGCATCATGCGGAACCCATTTTCCCTGCAACAGAATTTTGTTTTTCTGATAATCTTTTATCTGCTTACTGCAGTGGCAACACTCATACCATGCAAGCCTCTCATTCTTAATGCGTTCTGCAGACTTTTCTTTTTTAGGCCACTTAATCTGACCGAACACTAAAACCTGATATTTACCACAATGAGGACAAGGGACGTAGAAGCGTCTTTTGTCTGACTTTTCATATTCCCTAAAAATATATCCGTCTCTTATTGTCGGCGTGGATACTTTGATAGTTTTTTTATTCCAAAAAGTCTTTTGACGTTCACTTGCTAACTTAATCGGATCAGCTTCACGGCCTGAAAACTTAGGATATTTATCAATCTCATCTAAGAAGAGATATCGGATAGGCCGAGAGGCTAGATCCGCCGGTGAGTTTGATCCGGCAAAATATAAAATCATTCTATCCAAACGATATTCCAGGCGTGTTATATCATCTGAAAGCTTCGGCAGGTGTTTCTGCAGAGCATGAGAGCCTTCAATCATAGGCAGAACCCGGTTGCAGGAAACGCTTCTTGCGTCGCTCTCACGAGGCAGAACCACAAGCGTCGGACCCGGATCCTGATCAATAATAAAACCCAGCATATTAAACATAGCCTCTGTTTTGCCGACCTGCGAAGCGGCCATAACAGTTACTTCCTCAACATATGGGTCGGTGAAGGCATCCATAACGCCTCTCATATAGGGAGTTCTGCTTGTTTTCCACCGGCCCGGCTCAGCTGAAGTAACCGGATTAAGCACACGATAACGATCAGCCCACTGGCTGACTGTTATCTTTTCCGGCCGTTTCCACGCTTGCCTCTCTTGATGTAGCCAAATTTCCCTGTCCTGTTTCTTTGTGAGCATTTCTTTCTCCTGCAAACTCATCAATGATTTCACTTATCGCCTCATACAACTCAACTTCAATCTCCCTGGGTTCTTTCATTGCCAGAAGCGGAGCAAGCCTTGTCGGCAGGGCAAGAAAAGCCCGCTTAACCGCAATGATCCTTGCAATTCTTCCTTTTTCAACCTCGTCCCGTGGCAGAAGCTCTCCTGTGACTCTTTTAAGTTCCAGCTCAAGCAAAGATGCTTTATATTTCCTAAGCTTGATCTCCCAATAAATCTTGCCTTCGATTTCTTCATTAGTATTGCCAGTTTTTCCGTCATACCATTTCTTGATTTCTTCCAAATCGTAAAATCCGTTTTTCGTAACAGGCATGCCGTCACGCTTCCATCTGTATACCGTGCGCCAATTAACTTCCATAATCTTGGCAACTTCCTCAATTGTCTTTACAACAGTGTCTCCAAGCGGTTCGGCTTCAAAATCTTCAAGTTCTTTTATTTCCTGTTTAGACAGAGCAGTACCGCCGTGCAGTTTTTCGATTAAATGCAGGTATCGTTTCTTGCGGGCAATCTCCGCTAAATTCTGGTTCTGCTTCTGTTCCGTCACTTAGGTTCCTCCAATACAGCCTTCTTGCCTGAAAACTCTTCCCAGCGCCTAACCGTGACATCACAGAATACAGGCTCTATCTCCATTGCAAAGACGCGTCTGTTAAGACGCTCGCCCGCGATAATCTGCGAACCTGAACCGCAAAACGGTTCGTAGCAAATCTCACCGGGCGAAGTATGCACTCTCATGGGAATGGCAAACACCTCTGTGGGCTTAACCGTTGGGTGGTTAATCCCAGTGTTTCGTTTTTTGCCTTCCCAATCCAGCTCCCAAAGGTCCGTGTAATATTCAGGCTTTGTAGGATCGCCTGACTTGATCAAATCAATAGTCCAGACGGTTCCGATTGATTTGTTTTTAGGCTTATACAACGGCTTGTTGCCGCGCACCCACATAAGAAGACACGGCTCGTGCCGCCACGAATAAAACGAATAGGTAAGTATAGCGCAGGGCTTCACCCAGATAATCTGCTGATGAATAAGCAAGTTCAACTCATCACAAACTTCCTCAATCATGGCTTTGCGTTTTGAAGCATGCCATAAGTAAAGGGCAACGTTTTCTTTGATATACTGAAGTCCCACTTTATAAAACGATTTTATAAATTCCCTTGCGTCCGGTATGTCGACTTCATGATACACCCCGGACCAGTCTTTTCCGCCAGTCGGTCTGTCGGCCCCAGTATAGTCAACGCAATAGGGCGGATCCGTGGCAAACAGACTTGCCTTATGCCCAACCATAAGCCTTGCGACATCTTGATCTTTGGTAGAATCGCCGCACAAAAGACGGTGTTCTCCAAGTATCCACAGATCGCCTTTTTTAGTGATAGGCTTTTCCGGCGGCTCCGGGATATCGTCAGGCAGTGTCTTGCCCTCACCTGTGTTTTCAATTTCAAACTCCGCGACTTCTTCCCGCAGTTCCTTCATACGAAGCGCCACATAGTCGTCCGCGGCTTCAGTCCGTAGTTTCTCCAAGAGAGGAATAATAGCCTCTGTCCACGATCCCACAATCTGCTGAGAATTGAGAGTAAGATTCATGGCCATTTCGGACACCTCGTCAAGATCAACCATAATTGCAGTGACGTTCTCAACGCCTTCCTGCTGTAAAATCTTATACCTCTGATGACCCGAGATGATCCTCATATTGCGTTTATTGACTACCAAGAGATCCACCAGCCCGAACTTTTCAAGCGACTGCCTAAGGCCCGCGAGAGCCGCATCCGAGATCCCTCTTGGGTTGTAGGGGGCCGGTTTTATTTCTGACATTTTGACATCGCAAATGTCAGGTTTTACGTTAATTTTTGCCATTTTCGCCTCCTTTTGACTATAATTCTAAACGACATAACTCCTTTATTTACAGGGTGTTTCGAGCAGGTTGCCCCCTGGTTGCCCTTTTTCTGAGCTGTCTAACCTAATTGACCCTGACATCGATTTTTGAACCTAATATCACTGACAAGGTGCGCCTCACCTGACCCTCGGCCCAAGCCCCCCCAGGAAGGACCCACGACTCAATACGTTACACACGCTGTTAACGTGGCCGCCGCCAACCAATAAATCATGCGCTTGATATCGCCGCCGCAGGCATAGACAACAGCCGCACATACATCAAGCACGATTAATAGGGTAGGGAATAGCTTCTCCATTACACAATCGTTCCATTAAAGGTATCAACAGCATTTTTAACTTTCTCCCAATACTCTTTCTCCTCATCACTGAACGTAGCCCACAGCTCATCCATCGGCTTAACGACAGTTTCTTGAAACACTTTTTTATCTTCTTCCAGCTTCGCCATCTGCTTATTAATCCAACGCGTGCCATCTATGAATTTCTTATACACATTCTTGAACTCATCAAACTTTGTCTCATCCATAACAACCCCCTGGGTGAAGAAGTGAAGGAAATTTGTCTGTTTTCTTTTTATCCCTATATATCTTTTATATTTTTATTTATTTTATTTACTATAAAGAGAAAACTTTATTTCACTATATCCACTGTCATCATAACCCCTTGTAGATATTGCTGTTGCAATGTTGCATATCTCCAAAAATGCTTCACTTTTGCTCAACTATCTTCACTAAAACGTGGCTAAAACGGTCTTTTCTCATTAAAAAGCCCCTGAGAATTTTCACTATTTCCACCGGCATAGCCGTCTCCTGCTTTCATACCAATCCCGAACCAAAAAATATTTCCACGACTTTCACCGGACGTCAGCCTGTCTTTTTTAAATCCGCGCTTTTTCATGTAGCCAATAAACTCGTTCCTGTTGATATACCGAAGCCCGTTATCCTTTGCCCAGTACTGTATATCCTTTAAAATAACGCTTGTCTGCACCTTGCACTCAGAACCAACCACACAACGTTCTTCAATATAATTACCAACAACATCCGACTCTTCCTGGTACTCATGGGTTGCCTCTGTAATCTTCGCTACATTGCCTAATCCTTCTTTTTGCCACGCTTGAAAACCTTTAACCGCCCAATTTAAAATGCCTTCGTATTCTTTTGCTATTTTTGCGTCAATCTCCGGATCTCTTTCTTTTGACAAAATAACCCTTTCAAACGGTATAGTTACAATCCGTCTCCAAATGCCTTCATCTGTGCCTGATATTTTCGGTTTATGATTCGTGGCAAAGAAAATCTTGAAAGTTGCAAAGAAATCAAAATATTCCCTATGCAGGAATCTTGCAGAGATAGGATCATCGCCGGTAAGATGTTTGATCTGCGCTTCTGCCAATGATCTTGATTTTCCCGATTCAACAGCCGTAACAAACCTGCTTCCTTTAAGCCTCGCCACATCATTGGGTATAGAATCATTATATTTTTCCATCAATGTATTTGCCGGCGTATTCATCGCGTAATCGCCTAAAATCCTAAATATATGCTTTAGGAAAGTAGATTTGCCGTTCATCCCAACGCCGTAAAGAATAAAAATGCACTGCTCTTTGATTGAACCTGAGAGGGAATAGCCGACCGCCTTCTGCATAAAATCTATAAGCTCCTGATCTGCCTTAAATACAGTCATCAAAAATCGCCGCCACTCGGGGCAATCTGCAGATTCGTTATAGTTAAGTTCAACCCTTCGGGTGATATAATCCGTTTTATTGTGCGGCCGCAGTTTTCCTGTTAAAAGATCGAGCGTACCGTTTCTGCAGTTCAGCAAATACATATCATTATCAAACTGTTCGCTTCGTGTCGCAATATCGCCTTCGCACCTGACAAGGTTAATCATCGCCCTCAGGCGTGATTCGGCTTCTGATTTAACACTGTGCTTAAACAAAAATTTATCGTTATTAACCTTTGCCATTTGGTACATCTGCTTAACCGTATTCTTGACCAGCCTTATAATCTGGAATGTATCGTCTTTTTTCCATCTTGTGCCGTCCCAGATAAACCAGCCACCCAAAGCGTCGCAATACTTGATGACATCGCCGTATTTCTCGAAGAAAATGTTTGCGCTCCATACATCCGTAAACGGCTCTTTCAGGTGGTCTTTGTTTTGCTTGCCAATGCTATATCGTGAAACGCTCTTTGCGATATTTGAAACTTCCTTTTTAGACAGTGGAGGCAAGCAACGGCTCTCATTGATTGAATGCAGAGTTAACTCAACCTGGGGATGCTCTAATCCCATTTTCCGCAATTTCACACCCATAATCATAAGTGTGTTATTTCTATTCTCTGCGATCTTTGCTTTGCCGTCCGATAAATCAACGTTCGGATGAGTATCTTCTAATAAATCCATAAGCCAATCAGGCGCTTCGGCGATCATAGTTTCATCCGGATGGTGAGAAACTTCCCATGCATACTCCCGGCCGTCAATGACGCTTGGCGGGGCAACAACGTATCCGCCGTCCCCGCGGATATCGATTCCAGGCCTGATGCCTGCCTTACAGCCGATTCCTTTATCCGGATACCTAAAGAATATGTGCCTGCCGCCTGACCACGTCAGGGCTTCAACAGTATGCGGCAACTCGCCGTATTCTTTCTCAAGGTCCTGAAGGGAATCATCGCCGAGAGCACCGTTCTTAACATCAATATCTAATACGAATATCCCTGACACTTTGCCGGTCGCAATTGCGATATTCACGTTCTGATGCTGTAAAAATAACTGCCTTACAGCATCAGCGTCTTTCGATGCGTCTTTGTATCCATGCGAAGTTAATGGGATCTTATTCCTGCAGGGAAATACAGCCCAGCCCTTCTTAATATAATTAATTGCGCATTCAATCATCACTACCTCTTATAAACAGAAAGAGGGCGACCCCCGATAAGCCGCCCTGCATTCCGTATAGCTTTTTAGTATGGCCTTTTTTCTTCAGTTTCTTCTACATTCTCATCATCATGCACCTGAATCTTGCGTGCCTTAGCTGAGAAATCATTCCACAGCTTCTCGCACAGCTTAAACTCTTCAGGTGTCGGCGCACCCACCGGCATGATTTTAAAAACAGCGTAAGTCGCAATATCATTCGACTCCATGACCGATGTGAGCTTATATTTTCTTGAGAACATATCCCCGCCGCAGAACTTAGCGAGAGATAGAAGCTGTTTGCCTGATTTATAGCTCGTTTTTGAAAAACTCACAATGATCGGCATCGGGCTTCCTTTAAAGAATGAGAAGAAGTTAAGGAAGGTCGTTGCTAGGGGCTTTTCACCATTAGGGCCGAACTTTGCCTCTTCCTGAACTTTCGAATCAAGCGGGTCTGTTGATTTCCAAATAACAGCTCCCGGCTCATACGAGGGGTCAAAATTCGGATCATCTTTGCTTCTCGGGTTGAAGCGGATGAAATTCTTAAAAGTGAAGATTGGGATAAACTCATTCGGCAGGTTAACTTTAGTAAGCGAATTTATGATCGAGCCGACCTTAACGCCTTTCAGTCCTTCTGAGATCTCCGGTGATAACGCCTGCATCAGCTTCGCCCGGGGGATAATAAGGTCTTCCTGATCAACTCCGCCTTCAAAGCCACGCTGTGGCTTCATAGGATTTGCTAATGCGCTCTGATCTTTCTTTGCTGGAACTTGTGATTTTGCGTTTTTTCCATTTTTCTTTGTCATGGCAATACCTCCTTTAAGGATATAGTCTTACTGACGATTTTAAATAATAGTTAATGCACTCTGGAACCTCGAGGCCATCCTCTATGCATTCCTTTGTAAAACTCGAGAGGCTTTGCGGCATGACAGTAGTCTTAATCAGATCTTCTCTTTGCTGGTCTTTCAGAAAAGAGAACAGCTTATCCATGTTTTCCTGCCTGCAACTTGCATAGAGTCTTGGCTTCTGAATCTGCGCATATCCTAAGCCGTCATATTTGGCAGTGGATACCGCAGAGTTTGATTCCAAAAACTCAATCAGACGAGATTCAGCCGAGTCATATTCAGCCTGCGCATTTTTCAGAGATTCTTTCATGCTATCTCGTTTTTCCTTTACGCATTTGAACTGCAGAACCAAATCTCTCTCTGTAGTTTTTTCCATCAATCATCACCTCCTTATCTTTCAATGGACGACTGGATATCGTCTTTTATAATTCTCATCGTATGGTAGGACCGTTTTTTATCGTCTGGCGAAACTACGTAATGCACACCTTCTTCGTCTTCGACAATCTGAACGATCCTTGCCAACACAAGGACTTTCTCTCCAACCTTAATCATCGCTGGACACCTCCTTCTAAAAAGTTTTTAACGTCATCAACACTCCAACACGCTGACGCACGGCCGCCGGCGGAACGGATCCTCTTAAGAACACACTGCTGAATCCTTGTCGGCCTGTTTTTCCCGGCCTTAAGCTCAATGGCGCACAGCATGCCTCTATCGCACAAAAGCAAATCTGGAATGCCGGCAGTCCACCGATCCGCCGTCTTATATATCCAGATATGCGGATAATTTTTCTTTATAAACTGGATAACCTTATTTTTTAGATCTCTCTCTGACAATGGCATAAACGATATCCTGTAAACTTTGTTTTTTCTGCAACACCTTTAAAAGCTGTCCATCAATAGAATCCTTTGCAATAACGTAGAGATATAAACAGCTGTTTTTCTGTCCTATCCTGTGGATCCTCTCACGGGCCTGAGCATGCGACTCATACGAATAATCAAGGCTGTAAAAAACCATTGTGCTACAATTAATAAAGGTAAGGCCGTGCCCGGCTGATTTAGGGTGCGCTATCAAATACCGCACCTCGTTATTTTTGAATCTGTTAATCGATCCGTCTTTATCCTTAGTTTCTGAATAAAGCGTCGCAACGCTGTCTTCGCCGTATGTATCCGCTATCAGCTTGCGTATCGTTCTGACTTCATGGTGAAACTGCACCCAAATAATGACCTGCTGATTGCCTAACTCCTCAAGAATTTCAGACAGTTCTTTCATCTTTGATGACTTGCCGATTTCAAGCGCATCGCCGCGCTCGGAATAGAAGAAGCCGGACGTCGCCTGCCTAAGCTTCATCAGCTTTGCAAGCGCAACCTGCACACTGATCTCAGTTCCTTCAACCTCCGTAACAAGATGATTTTTCATCTCGGTATATGCTTTCTGTTCTTTTGCTGTAAGCGTAACTTCCCGCATCTCATCTATTTTTTCCGGCAGATCAAGAGCGTCTTTTTTCTTAACCCAATGCGTAAACGGCTTGATAACATCCATCAGCTCTTCACGCTTGCCGGGATCTATTACATACTTCCAGCCTTTGCTTAGAATCTCCCGCATCGCTTCACGAGTCATATACTTGCCCTGCGTGAACATCGTGCGGCCGTTACGCTCCAGATGAAAATACGTGTTGCGGAAGGCATAAAACGAGCTATACAACAAGCGCGGGTGGATAAAATTTATCTGACCCCACAGCTCAAACTCGCTGTTAGGCATAGGCGTACCTGAGGCAATAAGCCGGTAGTTAAAATAATCTGTTAAACGGAGAAGCGTCTTTGTAGTAACGCTCTTATGGTTTTTGAGGCGGGAACTCTCATCCAGCACGCACATAAAATCATGCTGTGTGATCATTCTATGAATCTGCGGAAGGTAACGCTTTGAAATCAATCCTTCATAATTGATAATTACAATATCCGGCAGGGTGTCTTTGATTTCCTTAAACGGCGCATAACTGAACGTCGTAAACTTCTGTATATCTTCACCCCAAGCCGCATTGACTAAAGAGAGAGGACATACAACAAAAAGCTTCAGCTTAGGATTGCCTGCCCTGAAATATTTATAGGCTTCGAGGGCTGTACGTGTCTTTCCTAAGCCCGGCTCATGAAACAGTGCGCATCTGCCGTCATTCTCTATGGCAAATCTGACTGCGTCACTCTGATGTCTATATAAAGGTTGCTTAAGCATATTTTTTCTTCCTCAGCGTTTTGCAATTCGCCTCAAGCAACCGCATGCGGTTATACCAGCTGAGCCGCTTATAGAGTTCTTTTAGCCCTTTAACGACTCTCATAATTCGTTATCCTGCTTTCTGATTCTTTCAATCGTGAACTTATCCTCGCCGAACTTGCGGGTCATTAAGCCTATGAAGACCTGAGCGATATGCTCACCAACCTGATTCGACACATCAATCACAGCCTTATGATTTGAAGCCAGATATGCCGCATTAAGCCGAACCTTAGCCTGCCCAAAGGTGCATTCAGCGGTAATGATCGCAAGAGCAATCTGCTCCTCAATCGTTTCCTTATTTACGCTTTCGTGGAATTTGAATTTGCATACATCGGTCATCTTGTTTCTCCTGATAACCGTACATACAGATTCCGTTGCGGAAATGTCGCACTCTTTTAGAAAATTATTTCAGGTAGTCCCTAAGGCCTTCCTTTTCAAAGATCTCCCTGATCCTGATCACATCCCTATACACATTGCTCCTGTGCTTGCCGAAATGCCTGCAGGCCTCATTGATGCTTAGGCCTTCTTCACCAAGCAACCTGCACAATTTCTTCTGTTGGGGTGTAAGTTTCTGGAGTGTTTTGGAAAGTTCTATCTTGAGTTCTGCTTTAATCTGGGGCAGATCATCTTGCCTGTCTGCAATCCGATCCTTTAAGGTAGGAGCGTCCTCATCATCATTGAGGGGTTCATCTAATGAAACGCTTTCATAAATGGTCTTTCGTTTTTCCGCTGTTGCCTTTTCAACAATATTGCTGAGCCTGTTCCTGATGATCTTTGCCATGAAAGTCTTTTTTGACGCTTCCCGGCTAGGATCATATCTGTCACGGACATCCAGCCAGTGCATAAGACCTTCCTGCAGGAGATCATCAAAACCTTCCCGCTCTAAACATTTCCATTTCTTCCTGTACTCATTAACCAGCTTCTTTGCGACTGCGATTTCCCAGCTTTCAAATAAACCTCTGTAATTCGGATTCATAAGACACCTCTCCTTTCTTTTTTTTGGTGTCTTAATTGAACCCCAACTAAATGATATGACTTTTAGAGGCAGGGGTAAATCACGGAGGGCTCACGGATGTTAAATCACTTTCGTTTGCGTCTTTTATGTACCGAAATATCGTCGATGCCTAACAATTCATTCTGCGTAGGCTCACGGCCTAAAATGCCGGATATAACGCTGGTTACAGCTTTGCAGATCTTGCTATTCTGCATCCGTCCCTCTGATGCCCTGAGAGGCTTATCTGCATAAACCACATTAATCCGATCCCCGAAACGTTTCTTAAAAATGCTTGTCATTTTCTGACTCATGTTTTTCACCTCTACTGCGTACATACAGATTTGCACCCCGAAATGTCGCACCTCTCCTGCGACAAATCAGACAAAAAATCTGTATATATTAAGTAGGCGGCCTGTTGAAACAGACCCCTTGATTCAGCTTGACTTGTACGCCTATTTGTTATAGGGGTGTTGTAAAAGGAGAGTGAACTTATGATAAGACCCAATAAAAATACCGAAAAAAAGCGGTTCGTGATCTACACACGATGCTCGACTGATGATCAGTCCCAGGGCGAATACACTACACTGGATGCCCAAGCCCACCATTGCCAGAATATGCTCGACGCATTCGGATACGAACGTGCCGATTTCGGCAAAAAGGGAATTATCAACGAGGACGGCTTTTCAGGAAAAGACCTCAACCGCCCCGGCATACAATCGATCCTGAAAAGCGTAAACAAAGAAAAACGATTTGACGGCATCATTTTCTTCCGCCTTGACCGCCTCACTAGGAATCCACGAGACTTATATGCGCTCATAGACTTATTCAAAGCAAAGGACATTGATTTTATTTCAGTGCGTGAGAACCTTGACAGCTCAACAGCCATAGGCCGAGTAGTGATCGGCATACTCGGGCTTCTATCAGCATTTGAGCGTGAACTTACCGGCGAACGTGTAAAGGCATCAGCGATCGCCAGAGTGCGCCAAGGCAAATGGGTAGGCGGAATTGTGCCTTACGGATACAAACTTATCAACGACGGTCAGCAACTGCCCAACGGCAGACAGCCCCATAAGATTGTCATTGATGAAGAAAAGGGACCGAAATTAAGAATTATCTGGGAAATGGCTTCTGACAATAAGTCTCTTATGGCGATAGGCCACGAGCTGTCAAAGCGGGGCATTAGAACAGCCGGCGGAAAAGAATGGAGAAAACAAACGATCTCAACTATCGTTAAAAACAATTTTTACAAGGGATATTTAAAATACAAAGAAGAGTTCCACAAAGGCAAGCATCCTGCGCTTGTGGATGAAAAGCTGTGGGATAAAGCGAATAGGATTTTGTCAGGGAAACTGCCCGGACATCGTTTTTCAAGGAAGCCGAGAGAATACAGCTACCTGCTGGCCGGACTGCTTAAATGCGGGAAATGCGGAAGTCACTATGCCTGCACGTTTGCCAAAGGCTACTCAGGCAAAAAGTTTTTCTATTATATCTGCGGAAGGTCTAAACAAGGATTGGGATGCGACGCATCACGAATATCTGCCACTGCCTTTGACAACGCAATTATTGATTATTTTAAGCGGGCATCAAAAGATCAGGACATTATCGTGAAGGCAATCGGAGATGCAATATTAGACAGTCAAATTAAACTGGATAAATTAGAAAAGATGATTAAAGAGGCTGAAGGTAAGCTGACAGCTACCCGGCATGAAGCAGATAAACTACTTGAGCTTGCCATGAACAACAAGGTGTCTCAAGGCAATACCTACAAATCTAAAATGGCGAAACTTGATGAAGAGATAACCAAGCTTGAAGATGAGATAGAAAAGCTACAAGCTAAAAAGAACGTGGCTCAAATGTCTGCGAACTCAGGACAGTTCCTGCACTCAAACCTCAAGTTTGCCATGCAATACCTCGATAAGGCCCCGCCTGAAGCCCAGAAGAGCCTGCTGACAGCCCTTATCAAAGAGATCGTACTTCATGAAGACAATATCGAAATCAAGATGTTCATCGACAAACCCGCCGAACAAACCATCATAAGCGACCTGCCAGTCACCCGATCCAAAGACATGCCTGAAAATGGAAAACGCCCCACAGAAAACTGTGAGGCGTTAACCGCAAAGGCAAGTAGTTTGCCTGAGCGTCCATTATGGCTCCCCCGCGAGGACTCGAACCTCGGACCTGGTGGTTAACAGCCACTCGCTCTACCAACTGAGCTACGGGGGAATATCTATTTTTTCTTTATCTTCCTTGCTTCTTCAATGATCGATTTCAAAC